GGATTCCAATACAAGACAGTTACAAGTCTTTAATAGAAGCGGTATCTTTACTATTCCTGAGACTGTCACAGGACAGTCCTCAGGTGCTGCATGGACTTCTGCATCATACAATACACTAAATAATGTGAACACTGCGGACTCTATAGATCAGAACTATGACTTTGAGACCCTAGATAACGATATAATAGATTTTTCAGAAACAAACCCATTCGGGACATTTGGTTCATCTACTGACACTACGGTTTAATTATGTTAGGCACTTATACATACCACGAAATTTTTAGAAGATCAGTTGTTGCATTTGGAACATTATTCAACAACATCGAACTTCGTCGTAATGATGAAGTGATGAAAGTTCCTTTAGCATATGGTCCTAAAGCAAAATTCTTAGCAAGACTAGATCAAGTTCCTGATCCTACTAATAAAAGAGTTCAACTTACTTTACCTAGAATCTCTTTTGAGATTAATGGTCTTGAGTATGATTCAAGTAGAAAAGTTTCACCAACACAAAAAATTAAAATAGCAAACACTGCTGATAAAAACAAATCAATGTTTATGCCAGTGCCATATAATCTATCATTTGAGATGGGTATTATATCTAAGAACCAAGATGATAGTTTACAGATTGTTGAACAGATATTACCATACTTCCAACCTCATTATAATTTGTCAGTTAAATTAGTCCCTTCAATGAATGAGACTAGGGATGTTCCTATTGTTTTAACTAATGTAGAATACGAAGATATTTACGAAGGTGAATTTGCAATAAGAAGAGCAATCACATATACTCTTCAGTTTACAATGAAGACATACTTATACGGTCCTGTCAGAGACGAGAAAGTCATCAAGAAGGTTATTACAGACATGTATACCAGTACAAACACTACATCTGCACCAAGAGAAGTTCGTTATACTATTCAACCAAATCCTCTTACTGCAGATGCTGATGATGATTTCGGATTTGGTATTACAGATGCAGACTTTACAGACAGTAAGAAACGTAATCCTGTGTCTGGAGCTGATGAAAACGTATGATAAGAATTTTTGTTGTATTAACTTTAGTATGGGGAGTTCTAATCGGATTACCAAAATTTGCTCATGCAAATCATTTACCAGTGATGTATGTGCAAGTACCTCAGTGGGCAGATGATTGGGCAGTTTGTGCTGTAGATGTTCCTGATGCGAAATGTCATTGGTATGTTATGTCACCTGACAATACATTTGGTGAAGGTTTTGATTGGGAAGAAGCACCATGGTTTGATGCTAATGGTCTAAATGATATTGCACCCATGCAAGCAAAAACAGTTGTAGAGAGGTTACAAGAACAATGACTAATCCTTTTGATGGTTTAAATGATGAGTTTGGTGTAGAGAAAACTGCATTACAAAAACATGTTGAAAAAGTAAAACCTATAATTAAGAAGTCTGCGGAAGAAGATGTAAAGTCAGACTATGAAGTTTCTCGTGCTGCATTACATAGTTTAGTAATGAAAGGACAAGAGGCAGTAGATGGCATATTAGAAGTTGCACAAGCATCTGATCATCCTCGTGCGTACGAAGTTGCTGCAACAACAATTAAAGCAGTGGCAGATACAACAGATAAATTAATTGATCTTCAGAAAAAAATGAAAGACTTAGATTCTGAAGAAAAAAAGAATTCTCCATCTACAGTAAATAATACTATGTTTGTTGGTAGCACTGCAGAGTTACAAAAGATGTTAAAGAAAGAAAAAGAGATAAATAAAAAGGACAAGAAATAACACGACGAGACATGTCAGTTTTAAACGTTTTAAGCACTAATTCAGTTTCAGCAGGTGCAACTGAATATCAAGTAATACAAACAGGATATTACAGAGTTGGATCTACTGCAGGTGCAGCAACTGTATCACTTAATGGTGGTCCTGCAATCACACTTGTTCAGAATGAATTTATTCTTCTCAAAGGTGGTAAACCTGGCCAAGCAAAGATTGTTAAAGCAGTTGATGATTCTACTGCTGATTATATCCTAGGTCATCACATACATGCAACAGGTGACGCACATCCATTTTCAACTGGTGATTTTATTGCAGTTGAAGATAATAGCACATCACCCGCTATTGATAGTAACTTCCTTTCTGCAGGAACTGCAGGTAAAAAGATCACTGCTGTCACAGGAAATACAATCGCTACTGATATCGATTCATCGAGTGCATCAGCAGATTATACTTTCGCTTTCTCAGGTCCTCAAGCGATCGTGAAAAGATGTATAAAGATTGTAGCAGCAACAAGTGCAGTAATAGTAGAAGAAGTTCAAGTCGTTGGTGGATAATGCTCAACGAACGGAAAAAAACTTTAGGTAGAGATAAGCCTCAAGGATTTGGGGCTGCTCAACTTGGTCCTGTTAATCAGGAAGCAGAAAGAATTATCCGTGGTATGAAAAATAAAAGTGCATCCAGATTTAAAAGTTTATATGGTAAACGTGATAAAGAAGTGATGACACTAACAGCAAACAAGTTAGCATTAAAAGATCAATTAAAAGTCATGTATTACAAAGATTTTATAGATTTAGTTGAGGGTAATCCTACTACTAGGATGCTGACAAAATCTAAGACCCAAACTACTGGAAATATTTCTGCTGATCGTGGAACAGATGAAAAGAAAAACAGAGCAAGTAGAAAATCACTTGAGAAAGATCTCAAGAAAAAAGGTATTGGGTACAAAAAAGGAGTTGGAGAATATAAATATTCATCAGGTGAAGGCACAGGTCGTGAGGTTTCATACCAAACAAGTCCTGGCAAAGGAATGTCCAAACGTCGTTTCGGCAAAGTCATGCGTCGTCTTGGTAGAAAGCATGGTCAGGAGTCAGTAATCACTAAGAAAGGTAATAAACCTGCAAGATTACATGATACTGAAAAGAAAAAACCTGATAAGTCTTTTACTTTAGGTAAATCAAAACCAGGTAAAAATCCATCTGGTATGGGAGAAACTTCTGGCACAAAAGTTAGAAGTGGAAAACTATCTAAGAAAACCAACAAACCTGCAATCCATTATGGCAAGTAGCATTACTGAAATCGCAATGAAGACTGATAAGAAGGTTCCTCTTGGACGTAAGAGTAATCCTTATGGAAAACGTGCTATACTAAAGATGCTTATTAAATCTGTTGCTGAAAAACAGAGATCTAAAGCTGGTGTTACATCTGAAGAAATGACTAAATCACAAATTAAAAAACGTGATGAAATTGCTGACTCTATGAGCACTAGAGAGTTTAATAAGAGATATGGTAAAGAACGTGGGAAAGATGTTAAATATGCGACTGCTACTAAATTGGCAATGAAAGAAGTTGCCTACAATAAAAATGTTGAAATTGTAATGAAGCACAATGGTATTCAAAAAATTAAGGGGAAAGAAAGACCGAAGAACTTGGGACATGGTTCAATTAATGAAAAATCCAAAAGTGGTGATAGTTCTTTGCGTGACTGGTTTTCTAAGAGTAAGTCTTCTGATGGTACCCCTGGTTGGGTTCAGTTGGGTGGGAAATATGCAGGAAAACCCTGTGCCAAACAACCAGGACAAACAACAAAACCTAAATGCGGTTCCTCTAAAATGAAAAGAAACCTAAATAAGAAAGAGGAGGATGCAGCCTTTCGTCGCAAAAACGCAAAAGATCCTAATCCAAATAGAAAAGGAAAAGCAATCAACGTGAAAACAGAATCTACACAAATACACGAAGGCGAAAAAGATGCATGTTACCATAAGGTAAAATCACGTTATTCAGTTTGGCCAAGTGCTTATGCAAGCGGTGCACTTGTCAAATGCCGAAAAGTTGGTGCAAAGAATTGGGGAAATAAAAGTAAGAAAGAAGAATTTGAAGGGAATCTCTCATTCCAAGAGTTTCAAGAAAAGAGTATGAAATGTTGGAAAGGATATGAAAAGAAAGGATCCCAAACCTTATTCGGAAAGAAGTACAACCGTTGCGTAAAAAAAGAGGAGACAGAAAATGTCGAAGAAGGAGCAGCATGGACAAAAAAATCAGGACAAAACAAATCTGGAGGACTTAACGAAAAAGGCAGAAAAAGTTACGAACGCGAAAATCCTGGATCTGACCTTAAAGCACCTAGCAAGAAAGTTGGAAACCCCCGCAGGGCGTCCTTCTGTGCTAGAATGAAGGGTATGAGAAAGAGACAGAAACCATCTAACAATACAGGTGATGATAGGTTATCTAAGTCACTTAGAGCGTGGAACTGCTAAATGAAAGTTTGTCCCAAGTGTGATGCAACTTGGATAGAAGGACAGTTATATTGGTCAACAGGTAAAGAAGGATGTCCTCATGATCTTGCAGGTTTACTCTGTAATGGTTATGATGATGACAGTTGTATAAACCCATGTAAAGGATCTGATAGTGGTCAGACATGGGAAATTCGTCGTGCAATGATTAAGTAATTATTACATGTATAGATAGTACATATACCTATTAATATGTTAAGAGCATTTAATTCTATTGTATTATCCGTAACGGTAGCAATTATTGATTTCTTGTATCGTGGTAGAGACTTTCAAAGATTTTGGGTGCTTGAGGAGATAGCTCGAGCACCCTATTTTGCTTTTTTGAGTGTCTTACATTTTCGAGAATCAATGGGGTTACGCGGACCAGAACACATTTATCTAATGGAGGAACATTTTGGTCAAACACTTAACGAAACAGAACATCTTGAATATATGGAATCTAGGGGTGGTAACGCTTATTGGATTGATCGCTCTTTTGCCCGACACCTCGTCCTTGTCTATTATTGGATTATGGTGGTTTATTACGGGTTATTTCCTATTTCTGCTTATGACCTAAATGAAAGAGTAGAGTGGCACGCTGCTCATACATATGGAGAATACCTAGAACGGTTTCCAGATGACGAGGACATTATTAGAATAAGAAATGATGAAATCAAACATGCTCAAGAACTATCTAATGCTATGGAGTTAATTAAAAAATGACAACAGAAACCTTTTCCGAAAACGATTATAAATTAATTATAGACGCACTATGGAAACGTCAAAGATGTTTTATCGCAGGTGATAAAATGTTTAAAAAATACGAATCTCTTATTAAGGAATTTGAACATGCCAGTTTATCGCGACTATGAGATTAGACTTAATCTCAATGAATTAATTGAACAAAGAATTCCAACTTGTGATCTGTTACATCCAGACCATTGTTTAACAGAATCTCAAGTGGCAGACATTGCTCATGATATTAATATGGATTTAGATTTACATCCAATCTTTCATCAAATTGATGATCATATTATGAGATATGTAAAAGCAGCTGGAATTAAAAATGAAGACCATTGGGTCGAGAAAAAATTAAAAGATCTGAATGATTAACTATGAAAGGAATGAAACCTACTGAATCTTCTGAACAACTTATTCAACGTTTTACTAAACGTACTATACAGTTATCTCAGAGAAAACAAGAACTTCAAGCAGCATATGATGAGTATGTAAAATTAGAAAGAGATTTAACTAGACTTGAAG